TGCTTTTAACTGGCCCGTTGGTTGGAAAAATTTCCTTCATAAACCGCGCAGAGAAATCAACGCAAGCTTCAACAAGCATTGGATGCACAACTTTATTAGCGCCGTTGAACTGTGCGCCGCCTGGTGCATCATCGCCTAAACCAGTTCGGCGCAAACCTTCTTCGTATTGTTTATCACGCTTTTCACGAGCTTCTTTATCGCGTTCAATTTTATCGAGCAGATCATTAACAGCTTCAGCCAACATGCCGCGATCAACTTCATCAACAATGTTGGCGAAATGTTCAAGATTACGGTTTAAATCTTCTTCGTTTTCTAAACGTAAGATAGCACCACCATCTTCGGTATCTTCAACCTCAAGGTTTTCGTCCTCAAGGTTAACGATTTCACCCGCATCATCTTCGTTTAAATCTTCAAATTCTTCAGTCATTTCTTATCTCTCACCAAATTCAGATTCTTCAGGAGTAGCAAATACAGGTTTGCCAGCATTTACTCGCTTTTCAGCGTGTTCCGCTGCTTTTTGCACAATTGAGCTTGGTATTTTGCCCCGCTCAGGCATAGACAATATGCTTTTAATTTCATCAATGGTCAAATTAGGAACCAATGTTGGCACATCCATTTCCACGCCATTGATTGGCATGCCTATAGAATACTCCGTCATCACAGCGCCATCAGGACGTTTTAACTCGTTTAAATAGCCACGACCTTTTTCAGTTTGATCAGGTCGCAAGCCATATTCGCCTTGATGAAGTTCATTAATGATTGCGTCTATTTCTGATGGGTCATATTGCACTGCGCCGCCTTGAGCATAATTTTCTGGCTTTTCTTCATTTTGCTCTGGGCTTGCGTATTTCAACAACAAGTCACCTAAAGCTGTTCCAGCTAGTAGGCTTGAACTTTCGGCTCGAAGTGGGTCGAATGCGGCAAAGCGTGAACGAACTTGATTTGGCTGAAATGGAATTGTAACTTGATGTCCTTCACCGCCCACCTTTCCACCAGTATCGTAAATACCATTGTAACCAAGGTTTTTTAATTCATTTGTAACTTTGTCAGGAATAGATGTCCAAACATAAGAGTTTTCTCCAGCATCAATATCTTTTTCAAGCTCATTCACCCATTCTTTTGGAGTGAATCTTGAATTTTTATCCCAAGCATCTGCACCAATTTTAGTTCTGGATCTATCGGTTTTAAACGCATCTTTCAAAGCAGGAATTACACTTTCTTTTAATATTGAAACATCAGAAGTATCTAACGGATTGGTAATTCTTGATTTTCCTGTTAAAACACCTTTTGCTTCATACCAAGGCGCTGTTTCTTGGCTTATTTGATATGGATAACCAGCCAGCTTATAAATATCGGCTAGTTTTTCTTCTTCATTAAATAAATTTCCTGAATCAATCCAGTAATCCCTTAATGCAGACAATGGATTGTTTTTGTTTTGTTTTAGCAAATAGTTGTAATGGCTTGTAGCTATTGGCTCAACGCCTTCGGGATGCAAAGTTAAATTTCCAAGAAGTTGGTCATAATCTTCTAATCCAACTCTTGTTGCGTTATTTCTAATAGACTCTTTAACATTTTCAGGCAAGAAATGCCATGATTGCTCAACTGTATAAGGCGAACTTCCTCTTAAACCCATTTCTTTAGGTGAGATGGTAAACGCTTGTGAATAATTAAAATCATCATCAATTAATGATGTATCTGTTTTTTGTGTTGCGTAATTTGATGCTATTTTTGGCGAATCGGTTCCATAAGGCATTGGGCCTGATGTTGCTTTTTTTGGATCTAATCCTGGCTTTGATAAAACCCTGTCAAGTCTTTGTGACCCATGTAACCAAGGTTGATCAAATTGTTGAACATAAGCTTCCCTTTCAGGGTTCGCTATAGCATTTTCAACATTAAACCTTTGCAAATTAGGCGTTTCCATTTTCAAAGCATTCTTTTCATACTTCGCCATTTCTTCAGGTGATAGCTGGCCAGTAGACAAATACTTTTCAATTAGGTCTTTGTTTAAGTTTTTAGCAATAGATTTAACAGCTTTAATTACAGAACCACCGCCTGCATACTTCTGTTGCAACTCATCAAGGCTGCTTGCTCGATTAACAATCTGTGGGTATTCGTCGCCAAACATAACGTAATTTGATGTGCCACCGCCAGCTCTTGAGCCTTGGTCTAGGTATTTGATGCCTGGAATGCCAATTTGATTTAATCTTGCAGCCGCGGATTCGGGAGTAGAAAAAAATGGGCCTGTCTGCGAAGCAAACCGATAAAATGGATTTCCAACTTTATCTATAGCTGATTTCCAAGCTTGCTGACCAGTCATTTTTGGATTTGCCAGCATATATTCAGACATAATTTTTTGAATTTCTGATGATTGCTCACTCAATGGCTTATCCCAATCCAGCAAATGATGCTCACTTAGCGGGTCGGCAGCTTCTCTAGCAGCATCAGGCCATTGGATGGATGTTTCGTAAAGTTGCGGTGCATGCCCATAGGCTATTGTTGTTTCATATCCAGGATCCCCGATTTTTTCAATCAAAGCACCTTCTGGAATCTTTTTGTTTTCTTGCAGCCACTTTAAAGCATCTTCGGTATTAGAAAATTCAACGTCTAAAAACTTATCGCTTCTTTGGTGATTTCCAGCAAGTATTGCGTCTTTTTTGACCTCATTTATCATGTACTCAGGCCCCATAATGCCGTTTTGTATTTCATATTGCGGTATGCCATCAAATGCTCCATTTTTTGACAATGTTTGGGCGTATTCATTGGCTACACCTGGATTCTCAGCAAAATAAAGCCCATGCCCGTAAGCCTGAGCGCCTTCACCTGTGCCGATTTTAGACATATCAAAGCGGTCAAATTTATGCGGTGTGCCGTGATAAGCCTTAATTGCTAAACCAACAGGCAAGTCCTCGGTTAACTTAGCTATAGGCGCTAAGGTCATAACCGCGTCAGCTAATGACTGTTTGCGTTCACGCTTAATTTGCGGCAAACCCATTTCAGTTACTTGGATTGGGTAATTGCCGTAAGACCAATTTTCAACCTCGGACGGTGTTTCGCCAACCACTAGATCACCCAAGCCACCAATGACTGGTAGGTCAACTTTGTTGCCGATGTCTTTTGCTTTGCTAAGTAAATCAGCTAATTTGCTAAGTGTTGCATTTTGAGGGATTGATCTTGCTTCTGCCATGCGATTACCTTTAGTTTCTACTGAGCCACCATCAGCCCATTTAACTTTGTCAGCCCAGTAAGCGGCACTGCTTGGGCCTTTGGCTATATTCTCGGCGTGTCTAGCCTTGAACGATGCCCGCTTTTGTTTCATGCGTTCTGATTCACCAGCTTTTGGTTTACCAGCGGTTTCTGCTCCTTGTTCGCCAAATCGGATAATCTTTTTTTTGCCGTCTACCATAGTCTTAACAATATGCGACTTTGTAGGATGGTTTGGTGTGCGTCTTGGCTTGTTAAGTGGCAAACTGTCTTTATCAATGCGCTCTGTCATTTTTATAACCTTAAATAGCGTATGGGTTTACATATTCTTTAGGTTTAATGCGCGGCTCATCAATATCTTTCGCTCTTGGCAGCTCAAACCATCCATCATTTTTTAGATAGATGATAGCTTGAGAGAAAGTATCAACATAGTCATCATGTTCAGCCACCGGAAACTTTTCAAGCTGCTTAATAAATCCTTGCGCCCAGCTTACAAAATGCCCTTTGTTTTTGCCTGATTCTGGTATCCAAATCAAACCTAGTTCAAGGGTTGGCGATGCTTGGTGCGCTCGGCTAATCTTATCAGCGTTGCCTGGATTATAACCGATAACAGGTACTTTCGCTAAACGCAAGTCTTGTATAAGGCTTTGTCCACTAGCTTTAGCCTCAACCAGTATTCTGTCAGGCCGTCTAGCTCGACTGTAAGGCGAGTCTTTGGTCATGCCGCCATACTCAGTTCCCCAATCTTTTATTGCCCGTTTGCGTAAATCTGGATAACTTAGATGATCTTCCCATGCGTCAATTAACATGACATTACGCTCACCATTGTGCGTAAAAATTGCCCACACTGTGCAAGCTGTTGGGTCGCCTGTGGATTTTTCGGTAAATGCACAGTCATAGGACTGCAGGATGTATTCAAACGGCGGCAATCCTTTGTCAGCAGGCCACATTTCAAAATATTTGGTTTTAAGAATACCACCATCAGCGGGTGATGGATTTTGTTGTAACTGACCTGCAGACCCATATTGCCCAAGCAGTTTTTTTAAGTTATCAATCTCTTTATCACCGAACCTGTCTGGACAGATTAACTCACCCACTTTTTGCCGTGGGTCATAGTTGCCCAATACAGTTGATCTTTTAACACCATCCCATTCAGCGGGTATACAAATATGCTCCCAACCGCCAATGTCATCAATGATATGACCGCTAATGTCTTTCTCATGCAATCGTTGCATGATAGTGACCATTGCATCTTCTTTTGGGTTGTTTAGTCGGGTTGACCACACCATGTCAAACCATTCAAGATCTGAGTTTCGAATCACATCTGACTGAGCGGCTTGGGCGCTATGTGGATCGTCAAGCAGTAAACGAGAACCACCTTCCCCGGTAGCAGTCCCACCTACTGACGTTGCTAACCTATAGCCTGTTTTATCGTTTTCAAATCGTTGTTTAGCATTTTGATCACCCGCTAATGCAAACATATGTGACCAGCGTTCTTGATACCAAGGCGATTGAATTAATCGTCTAGTTTTAAGATTGTCACGAATTGACAATGACCCACTATATGAAGCACAAAGAAACTTTTGCTCTGGTGATGTTAGCCATTCCCATGCAG